CTACGAAGAATATCTATTGTGGAAACGCAAAAAATAAGCCGCCCAGCGAGACCGTAAGGTCGCTGGGCGGCTGTTATTTTACACAATGTATTCAAATCTTTTTATCTCTTCCTGCTGATGCCCTAAAACTATTTTTTCTATGTCTGTCAGTACTTGCACCAATACTGCAAGATTTACACAAGAATTTGTTTTTTCTTGTTGACATCATTTGACTTTATAGCTACAATATCTACAAAGGAGGTTTTGCAATGACTAAAAGTGCAGAAATCCAGCGTACTGTCTTAACTCTTTTATCGGATGGAGCTCAGCACACTGTACAAGAAATGAAAGCCACTTTAGCTCAAGACGGTATCAGTGAATACACAGAAGGACAGTTTGCCGGGTCACTGAATACGCTAATTCGTAATGGTTCTATCAAAAAAAACAACCGAGGCATTTATTCAATAGAGACAAGGAGTGAAAAAATGATGACCTGCTTTGTTGTTTCCCCTATTGGCGAAGACGGAAGCCCCACACGAGCTAACGCAGATAAGTTGTTCAAATATATCATCAAACCCGTCTGCGAGGAGTGTGGATTTGATGCTATAAGAGTCGATCAGCTAAACGATGCTAACTCTATAACACAAACCATTATCAATAAGCTAGATCACGCCGAGTTGGTGATTGCCGATCTCACAGAGCACAATCCAAATGTATTTTTCGAGATGGGATACAGAGCACAAACTCAAAAACCAATTATCCATTTGAAGTCCAAGGGTGAAAAGATTCCCTTCGATGTGACAACCATTCGTGCCTTCGATTATGATTTGACTGATTTAGACAATGTAGAGCAGCTTCGAGACCGGCTGCAAAAAACCATTCAATCATTTGATTTCACAAAAAAAAGCGAAGATGAAATCAAAAAGGATTCCGAAGTCACTTCTTTGGCTACACCTATTCTGTATCAAATTTTAGATGAAATCACAAAGTTGGAAAGCAAAATCGAAGCCATAAACACAGACACACTAGAGGCTGTAATTCGTGGTATGCAAAAAGGACAACCTCAAGTTTCTCCCGACACCGCTCTGCAAATGCAACTTATCGCAAGTTGTATGCAGAATCCAGATGGATTCATGAAACTTTTGGAACTCTCGGAAAAGCTTCCCAAAAAGAAGTAATTTCCTATACAAATAGATCTTCTTTATTTATTAGCGGTAGTTTCTCTTCTAGCAAGAATAACCATGTTACTAAATTTAAATGATGATAATACTTTTTCTCAAAGCGGCAGAGCGCTCTCCTTCAGCGGCACAAAGGGGGGCATCAAACAGCGGTTTGTCGTAAATCGCTGCATAGTTGCCCTGAATATAATACAGCAACAATAAAGCCGCTGACAGTCTGCCGCTCACAGAATCCACCAGCAGGCTCACGATTCTTCAATACTCCTAGACACAAAAAATCGGCACCCGCTTTTCAGCGAGTGCCGATTTTGTTACCCTATCATGCGCTTTGATTTTTGGCGTAAGTGGCGTAAGTTTGGCGTAAATCCGCTTTTGCGTGCTCCAAAAATCAAGGATTCATGCGGTTTTTAGGCAGTTATTAGTACATGCCGCCCATACCGCCCATGTCACCGCCTGCAGCAGCAGGTGCAGCCGGAGGTTCCGGCAGATCTGCAACCAAGCTCTCGGTGGTCAGGACCATTTCTGCAACAGATGCTGCATTTTCCAGCGCGGAACGAGTGACCTTGGTGGGGTCAACGATGCCAGCAGCGATCATATCGTCCACAAAGACCTCATTCTGCGCATCGAAGCCGTAGTTAGGCTTATTGGCAGAAATAATCTTGTCGATGATGACACTGCCTTCCAGACCGGCATTCTTAGCAATCTGGCGCAGAGGAGCTTCCAGAGCCTTCAGGACGATCTTGGCACCGGTGCGCTCGTCGCCTTCCAGCGTGTCGCACAGCTCACGCACAGCGGGAATCGCATTGATGGGAGCAGTACCGCCGCCGGCAACGACGCCTTCCTGAACAGCAGCCTTGGTTGCGTTCAAAGCATCCTCAATGCGCAGCTTCTTGTCCTTCATCTCAACTTCGGTGGCAGCACCGACCTTGATGACGGCTACGCCG